ATGACAAACTTTACTCTGCGAAAAGCAGAAAGAAAGCAAGCCCGGCTAAGAGTCGGCTTGTTCGGACCGAGTGGTTCAGGTAAGACCATGAGCGCGCTTAAACTCGCCAGGGGGATTGCCGAATGGAATAAGATAGCCGTGATTGACACGGAAAATAATTCCGCAGATCTATATTCACATTTAGGTGAATATAATGTTTTAAACATTGAAGCGCCTTTTACTCCTGAGAAATATGTTGAGGCAATACGAGCATGTGAACAGGCAGAAATGGAAGTGATTATTATTGACTCGATCACTCATGAGTGGGCCGGCACCGGCGGAGTTCTCGAAATGGTTGACGAGCTTGGCAAGGTGATGAAAAATCCGATGCAGGCTTGGGCGAAAATGACTCCCAGACATAATAAATTTATTCAAGGCTTCTTAGAGTCAACTTGTCACATTATCTGTTGCGGAAGATCTAAACAGGACTATGTGATGAACCAAATCGAAAAGAACGGTCGGACTATCAACGTTCCGGAGAAGGTAGGACTTAAAGCCGTTACCCGCGAGGGATTTGACTATGAAATGACGATCAGTTTTGATTTAGCGATTAATCATTACGCAGAAACTTCCAAAGACAGAACCGGAGTGTTTATGGATAGACCAGGATTTAAGATTTCCGAAGATACCGGCAAAGAGATGCTTGAATGGAATAAGTCCGGGGCGGTTGATACTGTTGCTCAGAAAAAAGAGATCATGCGACAGCTGAAGCGTATCGGCTTAAATATTAACGTTGAAAGAGAGCAAGTTGAAGCCGATATTATAGATTTGACCGGCTTATCTCTTCAAGATAAAAATTTTGACAAAATTATCACAAAATTGCGTGATATAAAGCCAATGAGCAACGAAGAAATATCTCAAAAAAAAGAAAAAGAAGAAATTTCTAAAGAAATGAAAAAGGGAAATAGTAAAAAAGATGAGGCTAAAAATGAAAATAAAGAAGTTGAAGAAAAAAAAGAAGAGAAAAAAGAAAAGAAAGAAGAGCCGGTTGATTTAATTAAACCTTTCCAACTTCAAACCATAAAGAAATTAGCTAAAGAGAAAATTAAAGCAGAGGGAGAAAGAGATATTAAAACTTTTCTTGTAATGTTTGGACTTGATTTTGAAGAATTAAAAACAATGACTTCTTCTCAGGCAAATACCGCCATTAAATTAATACAGAGCTATCAAGATGATGATGATTTGCCGGGAGAGGAAGCGGTAGAATAATATGGACTTTAATAATATCAGCCACCTGATTGCTGAAAAAATCAGAATTAAGTCTAATATGCAATCTCGTAATCATCTTGTTTCTGAATTTAGAGAGAATGTTAAAAGGATAAATGAAAGAGATGTCAAAAGACTTTTAAACTTACAAACACGAATTAATCAGCTTAATAAAAAATAAGCCTTGGTTCTATTAGCTTGTCACTATGAATCAATTAATACCAAATTCAACTCAAATTCCTAATATTGTTAGCGATTTTATCTTTCCACGTATTCCGGAAGCCGAAATGAAATGTTTTTTTTACATCTGTAGAAGAACTTTCGGATTTCATAAAGAAATGGACCGAATTAGCTTGACACAATTCATAGAAGGATTGCATAACAAAGATAAAAAATTTGATTTAGGAACTGGGTTGGCTAGGGCGAGTGTGGTTTCCGCACTTAAAAATTTAGTAAACTCCGGACTTGTGGAAGTAGTAAAAACAAGAGCAGGAAATTATTACAAAATTAATCTTCTTATCTTTGATAATCAAGACCCGATTAAGACGGCTGATCAGGTTATTAAAAAACTTCTTGAGTCCAGAGAAAAATCAAAAACAGAACAAAAAAATAAACCAAAACAAAGGCGATTATTAATTGTGCATAAGTCTGTGGATAAGGGGGTAGTTCAAAATTTGAACCAGTTCAAAATTCAGACCGGAAGTAGTTCAAAATTTGAACCGATACCAGTTCAAAATTTGAACCTACAAAAGAAAGGAAACAAAGGAAACAAAGAAATAGCTAACGCCAAAAATAAAAATTGCGAATCTCTTGGGGATATCTTAAAAAATTATCAGCCTAAAAGTCAATCATCCAAAAATCAAAAATGGCAGGATCTTGCTTTGGAGATAATTCAAAAAATTCCTGATGCGAATAACAAGAAGCCGTCCGTGTTCCGATGCTGTAAAGAAAATGAGCAGATGGCCAAGATTGCTATGTTAGATACCTTAGAGCTTGGCAAGCCTTATGTGCTTTATTTTTTAAAAGTTTTTAATTCACTAAATAAAAAAACATTTAGCAAAGTTTAAAAAAAATAAAATAAAAATAAAAATATGACTTATTCAAAAACTCTCATGGAGTATAAAAAAACAAAAAAAATAATTAAGCGAGAAAAAATAGCGGTTTGTTTATTAGCAATTTTAAGCCTTGCTGTGCTTTCCTGGAGCGAGGGCTGGGCTGTGAATGCTTTTTACGCTTTAAAAGGCGAACCGGCTGAAGCTATGGATTTTAAAGTCGGTTTAATTTATGAAGAAGAGCCAGTTAAAAACTATACGGGCGAAAAAGTGGAGGAATATAAAAAAAACAATGAGTTTGAAATTATTCGGGATGAGATAGTTAAGCAGGCGGAAATTTACGGAATTGACGTTTATGAAGCGATTGATATTGCTCGTTGCGAGAGTAATTTTCGTATGCGGGTAAAAAATCCAAATTCAAGCGCTAAGGGTGTTTATCAGTTTTTGGATGGTACTTGGGAATATATTAATGCTAGCGGGCATCAGTTTGATTTTAAGGAAAATATTAAGCAGTTTATGATCTGGTGGCCAGTTCATCCGGAATGGTGGAATGAGTGCAGGTGATTTTTTACAAGGGGGCTTTTCTCCTGATATCGGCTCTTTGCTGGTGTGGTCGGTAAAATCGGTTTAAGCCCCCTGGTATAAATTTTATGATAAAAAGCATTTTAAAAAAGATAATAAAATTTTTTCTAATTTTATTAGCAATATGGGCTTTAATTTTAGCCTGCGCTAGTTTTCTAGAATTTATTTTACTAATATGCAACAGCTAAAAATTATTTTTGATCGCTATGAGGATTCGGTTGAGGAGAGGCGGGATATAAAATCAATAATTAAAGATGCTTGTGATGAAAGTCTTGAATATAAAAAAGCGAAGGAAGAATTTGAGGAAGCTAAGGCTAAACTAAAAGAAGTAAAAAATAAAATTGAAGCCGGATTTGCTAAGGAGCTTGAAAAGTTTGAAGAACTTCAGGCTGATATTAAAAGCGACCGAGAGATAATGAGCGATGTAGCACTGGCTATGTATGCCAAGGGGGAGCCGGTTGTTGTTAAAGATAAATATAATCAAGAATACGAAGGAGAATTTAAAGTTAGATTTAAAAAATTATGAACGAAGAAGAAATAAAAATTGTTGAAGCAATGGAGAGATATGGGGGAAGTTTTGTTAAGGCTTTATCAGCTTGCTTTTGGCGGGCAGATAGAAAAAATTTTATTAAATTAAAAGCCACTTTTCCTGAATACTGGGAAGAGTATAAAGGCTTTATTAACAAAAGGAGATATGCATAAATGCCCTTATTGCGGTTGTACACCGCCGAAAAAATATAAATATCACTTGGACGATTTAGATGTTTCTATTTTACTTAAAATTTGGCGCGAGGTGATTGAGGGAGGAAGAAACATAGTTGATGTCAGGAATATGGATTTAAGCTATGGAGAGCGGTCTAGAATAACTCAGCTTAGATTTCATGCTTTAATCACTAAAGCTAAAAATGAAAAAGGAAAGCATATTGCGGCTAATTGGTTAATCACAAAACGAGGCGCCGATTTTCTTCACGGTAGGATTGCTATTCCAGAATATGTAATTACGCAAGACAATAAAGTTATTGATCATGCCAGTAAAAATATAACTAAAACGGATTTTGAAGTTTTAAAAGATTTTAGGCCGACTTATGAAATTATTAACAGTCGAGTAATTAAGCTGGAAATGAAGCAGATGAGTTTAATTTAAAGAATATTAAATAATAATTTTTAAGAATATGAATGATCATTATTACGGAATTGACGAAAAACAAGAGGATAAAAAAGGATTTATAGGAAAAATAATTGAAGTGATTATTAATTTTATTTTTAAATTAAAAAAATAATTTATGTTTTTTTACTGCCGACATTATAATAAACAAATAAATTATGGCAAAGCAAAAAAGTATTGTTTTGATAAACGTAATTGTTGGGCGCTTAAAATATTTTTTAGGGTTAGGGAAATAAATAAATATATTAAAAAAAATAAAAAAAATTTATGAAAAAATTTTATTTTGACACAGAAACTACCGGAGTTAATCCCGGAGTTAACGACATTATTCAATTAGCCGGAATTATTGAAATTGACGGCGATATTAAAGAAAAATTTACGTTTGAGATGCAACCATTTAATTACGATAATATTAATCAGGGAGCGCTTGATACGCATGGTATTACGATTGAGAAGATGAAGACTTTTATGAATCCTAAAGAGGCATATTCAAAGCTTATTGATATTTTTGATATTTATATTAATAAATTTGACAGAGAAGATAAATTTATTGTTTGCGGTTATAATGTTCGTTTTGATATTGATTTTTTAAATTCTTTTTTTAAGAAAAATTCAGATAATTTTTTATTTAGTTATATAGGGACAGTTAAGGACCCATTTCCGGTGTTTGGCTATTTAAAATCTTTAGAGAAAATTAAAACAGAAGATTTAAAGCTTGGGACTATGTGTAAATATTTCGGAATATCATTAGATAATGCTCATGATGCTTTAGCGGATATAGAAGCTACAAAAATGCTTATTGAAAAATTAGATAAAGAATTAATTTTTAATCCGGTTCTTACGCCAAATAATTAATATGAAAGTTTCAATTTTATTATTAACGATTGATCGTTTTGAGCTAACAAAAAAAGTACTCGGAATAATTTTAAGAAATTGCGGATATTCGGATTTTGAGCTTTTGGTTTGTGATAACGGTTCAGCGGATAAAAGGACAGTGCAGTATATTAAAAGTTTAAATCCTTACTATTTTAGAGAAAATAACGAGAATAAAGGGATTGGGGCGATGTATAACCATTTACTTGGAATAGCTAGGGGAAAATATTTTTGCATAATTGATAATGACATAATGCTCCCTGATAATTGGTTAGCGGATCTTGTTATGACTTATGAGAAGAATAAAAATGCCGGAATTTTAGGATTTAAGTGCGTAGAAGGAAATAATAAAAATTATGTTTATGGAACTAAATTTTTTAGTAGAGAACGGTGGGAAGAAGTCGGAGGGTTTAATGAAAAATACGGACTTTATGGATTAGAAGACTCAGATTTTAATAAGCGGATGATCAGCAATGGATATAAGAATTATTATATTGGCAAAAGTGATCACTTGGGAGTTGGAGAACATGATTCAGGGGAGTACCGAAAAATGAAAGATGAAGCTTTAAGAAAGGCGTGGGTTATGGACACAAATATTCCAAGACGTATTCATCAGATTTGGGTTGGTCCACATCCAAAACCAGCAAAACTAATGCAGACTTGGAAAGATAAACATAAAGATTGGGATTTCTTTGAATGGAATAATGAAACAATTAAAAAAATAACTTTTGCAAATAAACGATTGATTGAGCAAATGTGGAAAGCGGAGAGATGGCACGGAGTGGCTGATTTAATTCGTTATGAGGTTTTATATAAATACGGAGGGTTTGTCGCTCCAGCTGATTCAGTATGTTTAAATTCTATAGATGATCTTCTTAGCTTTGATAGTTTTTCTTGTTATGAAAATGAATTAATGCGTCCCGGATTAGTTTCGCCACATATTGGATGCACTATCAAAAACCAACTTATTAAATTAATTATTGAAGAATTAAAAGAAAGAGAAACTGTTTTAAATGATGATCCTTGGAAAGTTACTGGTAATTTATTATTAACTCACATGATTATTAGACATAATTACAAGGATATGAAGATATTACCAAGTTATACTTTTCTGCCGGAACATTACACTGGGAATAAATACGAGGGAGAAGGAAAAATTTATGCTAAACACATTTGGGGTACTACCCATAATATTAATAATAATTTAGATAATTATGCAAAGTGATATTTATCAAGATAGATACCTTTTACATCAGAAAAATAAAAAAGCTTCTTTTGAATCAAAATGGGGAGTTGTTAATTCTAAAAAATGGAGCGAAAAAGAAGCGAGGATATTTTTTGGAATTTTAGAGAATAGAAGAAGTCAGAGAATTTTTATTAAAAAAGAAGTTAATATTGAGCCTTTATTAAAAGCGGTTAGGCTTAGTCCGTCATCTTGTAATCGGCAGGCAATTTGTATTTTACCGGTTAGTGATCAGGACGACAAAAATCTTCTAGGAGGATTATTGGTTGGAGGTATTGGCTGGATTCATCGGGCGGATAAACTTTTACTTTTATTTGCCGATATGGAGGCTTATAAATCACCATACGAAAAATCTTTTATGCCTTATCTTGACGCCGGGTTTGCAGGCTATTCAATTTATTTGGCGGCTGAGGCAATGAATATTGGAGCTTGTTTTGTTAATCCGAATATTCGAGAGAAAAACAAAGAACTTTTTAACGAAAGATTTAATAATAAAAATATGCTTTTTTGCGGATGCTTAGCTATCGGTTATTACGAAAGAAAAGCTAAAACTCCCAAAAAAAGAAAAAATGTTTTAGTATGAATATTTTATCAATAGACAATAAACAAACCGGATGTTATTTAATACGAACTAAAGTGCCACAGGATGTTATGAATAAGCGCGGACATGAGTGGAGATGTGAGACTGGTAAGGGACTTCAATTTAAGCCAGCTGATTGGGATTTGATTATTTTTAATCGAGGACTGGAGGGGGATTTTGAAAGCATAAAAAAAGCGGTTGAAGTGATAAAGAAAACAGGAACAAAAATTGTTTTTGACACTGACGATGCTTTAGATATTATTCCGCCGTTTAATCTGGCCAGGATAAACAGGGAATCTTTAAAATCTTATTTTTATTTTCTTAAAAATGCCGATTTAGTTACGACAACGACCGAGTGGCTTGGGGAAAGGCTAAAAAAGAATATGAATAAAAAAGCTGAATTAGTAATTTTACCGAATTGTATTAATCCTAAACATTGGAAAATAAGACAAGGGGGTAATAAAAAGCTCCGTATTGGTTTTGCCGGAAGTAATACGCATATTAAAGATATTTTAATGGTTATTGACGTTATAATTGATTTACAAAACGAAATTGATTTTGAATTTGTTTTATTTGGTTTTCATTTTGGGAGCATAGAAGATTGGCTTAAAAACAAGTATCAGCAAAATGAATTTGGGAGCTTACTTTTACGTCTTTATATAAAATTAAATAATATAAAAAATTTTCGTTGGGAGCCTGCCGTACCGATTGATAAGTATCCGGATAGATTAGCTAAGCTTAATTTTGACATTGGGATCTGCCCTTTAGAAGATAATAATTTTAATAGATGTAAAAGTGCGATTAAGCTTTATGAGTACGCAATGGTTGGCACTCCGGTTTTGGCGTCCAGGGTTCTGCCTTATTCACCTGAAATGGACGATTTAATGACGGTTAAAAACAGATATAAAGATTGGAAGAAAAAATTAAGAGGTCTTATTTTAAATGAGCAGGAAAGACAAAAAATGGCAGAAATTCAACGTAATTGGGTTTTAGAGTGTAGAGATATTAATTTAAAAATTAATGACCGTGAACGGGCTTATATTAGCTTAAGCGGTAAATAAAAAAAAGGAGGGAGATAATGGAGAATAGACAGAATAGGAGAAGAAATTTAGTTAGCGGTAAATGTGATGATTGCCCTAATCCCGCCGCTTTACCTTGGAAAGGTGGCAAATACTGCTATCATTGCTGGAATGAATTGGTAGCGGAGGAGGTGGAGAATGGCAAGAAAAATAAAGAAGGCAATATGTCCAGTGTGTTTTGAGCTAAGAGACCTCACTAATCACCATGTTTATGTTAAGCGGTATTATGGAGCTAATGATCACGTTCTGCGTATCTGTAGAAATTGCCACGACTGTTTAGAGGCTATTCTTGAATCCAAAGAAATAGATAGAGGTGGTCAGCTTAACGACTGGGAGTATAAGGACATTGCGAGAAGATTTGTGAAAGGAAGTGCTTATGTCTAAAAACAGAGATTGGCACAGACTTAATCCCTCTATTGAAAAACATGACATTGAGCTTGACTATAATTCTTTTACTGTTAGAGCAAGAAAAGAAAATATGCAGTGGGAATATAGAAAAGCTTACAATGCAAAACATGCTTTATCCATCGGAGAAAACATCTGTTGGAATCAAAGCAAGAAGTAAAGGGGAGTAAAATCCGCTCCCCTATTTTTAAAGATTATTAAATAAAATATATGTTTAGCAAAAAAAGAATAAAAGAGTTAGAAGATAGAATTAAAGCGTTTGAAGAAAGCCAATTGAATTTTAATAACGAAATATTTAAAAGAATAGATGTCTTAATGGAAAATGATAAAGCGAAGTTTATGTATGAATTAAGACAGGAGGATTTGGAATTGATTGAGGATGGGAAAAAAATAAGAAAAATAAGAAAGATATTAAATTAATGAAATAAAAAAATGTTTAAATTCAAAGAAGATAAAATGAAAGTTCCTTGCTATGTTTGGGCAGAAAAAGAAGATATAGAGCAAGGAGCTATAGACCAGATTAAAAATCTATCAGAACTTCCTTTTGTGTTTCACCATACAGCTTTAATGCCTGACGCACACCAAGGATACGGAGTTAGTATAGGAAGTGTATTTGCCACAAGGGGTGTAATAATCCCTAACGCTGTCGGGGTAGACATTGGGTGCGGGATGTGCGCTGTTAAAACAAGTTTAACTGAAATAGACACAGAAACACTTAAAAAAATAATGGGAGAAATTAGAAAAGTTATTCCAGTTGGTTTTAATAGGCATAAAGAGGAACAAGACGAGAGATTAATGCCTGATAAGTCTAAATATGAATATGGAATATTTGCTGATGATTTTAAAGTTGTATATCAAGAATACAAAAATGCTCTTAAATCACTAGGAACTCTCGGCGGCGGTAATCATTTTATAGAAATTCAAAAAGGTTCAGATGGGTATATTTGGATTATGATTCATAGTGGGAGCAGAAATCTCGGTAAACAAGTCGCTGACCATTATAACAAAGTAGCTAAGGAATTAAATAAGAAATGGTATAGCTCAGTTCCTGAGAAATATGATTTAGCTTTCTTGCCTATTGATAGTAAAGAAGGACAGGCTTATATCAGAGAAATGAATTATTGCGTTGAATTTGCTCTTGCTAACAGAAGATTGATGATGGAAAGAATAAAAGATATATTTAAAAAAGAGTGTATGCCAGATTATCCAGAATTAGCTAACTTTACTTTTGAACCAATGATAAATATTGCTCACAACTACGCTAGTATGGAAAATCACTTCGGAGAAAATGTAATGGTTCATAGAAAAGGAGCAACCCTTGCAAGGAAAGATACAATAGGAACAATCCCAGGTAGTCAAGGAACAAAAAGTTATATAGTTAAAGGTAAAGGAAATTTAGACAGTTTTCAGTCTTGTTCTCACGGTGCAGGTAGAAAAATGAGTAGAAGTAAAGCGGAAAAGGAATTAAATTTAGAAGAAGAAATTAAAAAGCTTGATGACCAAGGCATTATACACGCAATTAGAGGCAAAAAAGACTTAGATGAGGCAAGTGGAGCATATAAATCCATAGATGTTGTAATGAAAAATCAAAAAGATTTAGTAGAAGTTTTAGTTGAATTAACTCCTTTAGCGGTTATAAAGGGATAATAATAAATTAAATAAATAAATATGACTGAAGATTTAAAGTATTTTTTTAAGGAAGCGTCTAAGTCGGTGAGGGCATATGAAGCTTTTTTGAAAAAAAATAAAAAACTGCTTGAAGAGCACGAAAAGCTTGAGCGAACGGCCCTGGGCAATAAGTTTGTTGTTTCTAATTTGGCGCGCGAGGACTTTGCCAAAGATTTAAAAAGAAAAAAAACAATCGTGGTATTGGAAGATAAGACGATTGAAGTGAGAGTTGGAAAAAATAAAGCTGAAGTTTTTAATAAATCAATATATAAAAATTAATATGACAAATCAACAATTATTTGAAAAAATCAATAAAATTATTGAAAGAGAGATGAAACGAAGAAGCGCCGAAGGAAAGCTTATACGTAAGTACAACGAAAAAAATAACGGGGTTTGGGTTATGATTACTTATAGGAATGGAAATAATAGTAAATTTAAATCACCGCATTTAGATATTAAAAATTTTGTTGACAACATGAGCTTTGAGCAGATGAGGCGGGTTTGCGTGGATGCTGGTGGAAAATTCTATGCTTTACAATTAAAGCAGGAAGGTAAAAATCCGGAAGATGTTTTAAAGAAAAAAGAAAATAATAATATTAAAAAGATATCAAATGACACTAAATGACAGCCTAATTCCTCTTGAAGAAAATGAGCAGATGGCTTTCGTTCAATATCTTGAGCTTAGGAATATTAAGTTTACGGCGATTCCTAATAGCACTTTTACGAAAAGCAGACGGCAGAAAAGAAAAAATCACGATATGGGGCTTAGGCCCGGACTCCCTGATTTGGTTTTGATTTTAGGCAATCGATTGGTTTTTATAGAAATGAAACGGGAGAAAGTCGGTAAGGTGAGCGTAGATCAAAAGGAATGGATAGAGGCGATTAATAATTGCCAAAACGGAGAAGCTTATGTTTGTTATGGATATGAGGAGGCTAAAAAATTAGTGGAGGGTATTTTAAAAAAATAATTATGCAAGAACAAAAATTACCATTACCAACTAAAATTCAAACAGAGTATAAATGGATTTTTGATTTAATTGATAAATATGAAAATTGAAAATGTGAAAATTAAAAAACTTAAGCCGGCTGAATATAATCCAAGAAAAATGACGGCCAAGCAAGAGGAAGATTTAACCAACAGTATTGAAAATTTTGGGTTGGTTGATCCGATTATAGCCAATAAACGGAAAGGTAGAGAGAATATTGTTATAGGAGGGCACCAAAGGCTTAAAATTGCCAAAAAACTGGGATATAAGGATATTCCAGTTGTTTACGTTGATTTGGAGTTAAAAAGGGAAAAGGAGCTTAATTTAAGGCTTAATAAGAATACAGGCGAATGGGATTGGGAATTACTTAAAAATTTTGATGAGTCTTTTTTATTAAATGCTGGTTTTGATAATTTTGAAATAGACAAAATTTTTCAAGAAAAAGCAGAAGAGGATGATTTTGATGTTGAGAAAGAAGCGGAAAAAATTAAAAAACCGAAAGTTAAAAAAGGTGAAATTTATCAACTAGGCAATCACCGCTTGATGTGCGGAGATAGTACGAGCGAAGAGGACGTGGGTAAGTTAATGGGTGGTGAGCTTGCCAATATGATTTTTACCGATCCGCCTTATAATGTTAATTATTCTTATCACAGTAATAAATATCATGGACAGGTTATTTTTAATGATAATTTAAGCAATGACGAATTTTATAAATTTCTTTTAAAAGCTTTTATTAATATTGAAAAATTCAGCAATAAGCAAATGTCTTGGTATATCTTTTGCGGATATACAACTGAACCGATATTTAGGAAAGCTATTGATGAAGCTGGGCTTTATTTTCAGCAACAAATAATATGGTTGAAGGAGCATTTTGTTTTAGCGCGTGGCCAAGCTTATCACCGAGCTTATGAGCCGGTTCTTTATGGTAAAAAAAGAAAAGGAACTGGTTATAAAAATAAAGAGATGACAAAAGAAACTGACATGCTTGATCTTGATTTTGATAATTTTCAAGATAGATTAGATGTATGGTATTTACATAGAGATAAAACAAATGAGTATAAACATCCAACGCAAAAGCCGGTTCGGGTTTCGGAGCGGGCTATTAAAATGAGCAGTAAACGAAATGATATTGTTTTAGATTTATTTGGTGGGGGCGGAGCTTCTTTAATTGCTTGTGAGCAATTAAAAAGGCAATGTATGATAATGGAACTTGATCCAATTTATGCAGAAGTAATTTTAAAAAGATATGAAAAATATACGGCCAAAAAAGCCAAAAAAATTAAATAAGAAAGCCAACAAATCCAACACTATTAAAGAGAAAAAGGTCAAAAAAAAGACCGTTCAGTCCAGAATTAAAAAAGATAAGGAAAAGTTTCTTGATATTTTTCGGGAAAATATTGCCATAATTACGACGAGTTGTTTGAAAGCTAAAATCAACCGATCAACATATTATGATTGGTGTAAAACAGACAAAGAATTTAAGAAGAAGATAGAAGAGATTCGAGAGGAGCAACTTAGTCAAGTTGAAGATAGGCTACTCAAAGCGATTCTTAACGATAATATCAAAGGAATAATTTTTTATTTACAGAGTAAACATCCTGATTACAAAAGAAAGACTGGGATTGATTTTAAAACCGAAGATAAAATTATAACAGTTACGATCATTGATGAATAAAATATGGAACTTAAATTTAAGGCAAATCCTAAACAGAAATTGGCTTTGAAATATTTATTTGATGAAATTACTGAAAGTCTTGGTTATGGTGGTGGAGGTGGTGGAGGGAAAAGCTTTTTGGGAGTGTTTTGGGTTTGGCTTATGTGCCAACAGTTCCCCGGAGTAAGATATTTTTTCGGCAGAAACGAGCTTAAAAATTTAAAGCGAACGACATTAGTTAGTTATTTTGAATTTTTAAATAAATATTCAATTCCAAAATCACAGCACGGATATTATAATCCGCAAGATTCTGTTATCAAATTTCCGAATGAAAGTGAGATATTATTACTTGACTTAAAATATAAACCAAGTGATCCGCTTTCAAGAGATTTGGGAGGCTTACTTTTGACAGGAGGATTGATTGATGAAAGCTATGAAGTAAAATTTTCGGTTATTGACACTTTATATTCAAGAATTGGGCGTTGGAAAAATAAAGAGTACGGAATATTTCCTAAGATATTAGAAACTTTTAACCCAGACAAGGGGCATGTTTACCGTAGATTTTTTAAACCGTTTACCGATGGCAGTTTGCCGGAGCATATGAAATTTGTTAGAGCTCTTGTAATTGATCGGTTAAAGCACAGAGAGTATTTTAAAAAAAATCATTTACTTCATCCGGAAGATGAAAACACTGAAGCCGGTATTTATGTTAAACAGCTTCTTAAAAGAGATAAAATAACAAAAGAGCGTTTGCTTTGGGGAAACTTTAACTATGACGATGATCCGTCTTGTTTATTTGAATTTGATGTTATTGCTGATTTATTTACGAATAAAGCAAAAAATCAGGAAGATAAATGGCTTATCGGCGACGTATCGAGAAAAGGAAGAGATAGGATGGTGATTGGGTATTGGGAGGGTCTTCAGCTTAAAAATATTTGGGAAATACCTTTTGCAATAAAAAGTAATACAAGATTATCAGCACAATGGATAATCGCTAAAGCGGAAAAATACGGGGTTAGGCGTTCCCATATTATACTTGATGAGGACGGTGTCGGGGGAGGAGTGGTTGATAATATTCCCGGCTGTATCGGCTTTGTAAACGGGGCATCGGCAATTTTAACTGATAAAGAAAAAAAGAAAAGAGACAGAGGGGAATTTTTTAACAATTATGGCAATTTAAAAACTCAATGTTATTTTAAACTGGCCAGTTTGGCTGAGGCAGGAGAAATTGGAATTGATGAGCCGGATGAATCAAAATATAAGGAATTTATTTCTGAAGAATTAGAACAAATTAAACAAAAAGATATAGAAAAGGACGGAAAAATTTATATTATTGGCAAGGAAGTTATTAAAGAGGATCTTGGTCGCTCCCCCGATTTTGCGGATATGATCATGATGCGATGTTTTCCGGAAATAAATAAACGGCCAAAACCTGATATTATTTAAAAATTAAGATAGGCTTTATGAAGGAGGCGGAGAAAAAATTTATTGATAAATTTGGTGAGAAGAAATTTGTCAGATTTAGAAGATGTTTTAAGTTGGGGCTTAAAATTTATGAAATTGAAGTTTTAACAAGAATGAGTAGAAAACAAATTTACTATTGGAAAGAGAGGATTTTTTGAATAAAGTTTTGCACACTACTACCCCCTTTTTTTTACTAAATTTAGATATTTTTTTTATTTTTTTGCTCATTTTTAGGAATTTTTTTAAAATAGGGTTAAAATTATATTAATAATAAAATAGAAGGTAAAAAGATAATCTGCAGAGTCTTTTTGCCATAAACGGCAAGGGCGTTTCAACGTTCTGTTTTGCGTTTATGGCGGGAATTAACTGCAGATTTTTTTTATGAATATTTTTAAAAAATTTTTAGGTAATAGTAAAAGTTTAAAAACAAGCCTGCTCGATACGATTGGTACTAGGTTTAATTTTTTCGGTCAAGACGACAAGGAGCTTTTGAATAAATATCGTGGCTGGGTTTACCGGTGTGTTGATATTACTTCCAATGAGGTGGCATCTGTTCCACTTAAGCTTATGAAAGGGGATAATGAGGTGCCGGATAGTCATGAGCTTAGTGTTTTAATGAGACGGGTTAATCCGATGATGTCTAAATTTGACTTAATTAAAGCCACACAGTCTTTTTTAAGCATGCATGGAGATGCTTTTTGGTATCTTTCCCGAGACGGAGAGGGAGAGGGTAAAATCAGGGAGATTTGGCCACTTAGACCTGATTGGATAAAAGTAGTGGTTAGTAAAAATGCCGAGGTTATCGGCTATGAGTATGGACCGGGCAGAGAAAAAACAAAATTCGGAGTTAGAAACGTTATTCCGTTTATTAATTTTAATCCTAAGTTTTTTGATGAAAAAAGACCTTTTAGAGGAATGGGAGATTTAGAGGCGGCCTTGGCCACGGTTTATGAAGATGATTATATTCGGGAATGGAATAAAAATCTTTTGAAAAAAGGCGCGCGAATTGATGGCGTGCTTGAATATGACGGTGAGCTTGATGAGGAAGAGAAGACAAGCCTTGAAAATAAATGGGCAGACAAATTCGGGGGAAGTGAGAATGCCGGGAAGACTGCCATTTTAACCGCTGGATTAAAATATAATAAAATTGGGATGAATCAGCATGAGCTGGATTTCATTTTACAAAAAAAGTTAAATCGTGATGATTTGTTTTTACTCTTTGGGATTCCGAAAGGATTAATGATTGCTGATGATGTTAATCGATCTAACTCGCAATCAGCTCTTTATCCTTTTTTACGTTTTAATGTTAAGCCAAAGGCTCAAAAAATAATTGATACTTTGAATGAATTTCTTATACCGGATTTTGGGCCCGAGGGCGATTTAAGATATGAGTATGAGGATCCGGTTCCGGAAGACAGAGAGGCGAAGCTTAATGAATTTGATAAGGCGGTTAATCGTTGGATGACGATTAATGAGGTAAGAGAGAAAGAGGGATTAAAAAAAGTTAAGAGCGGTAATAAACTTTATGTTCCTTTTAATTTAATTGAGCTTGGAGAAAATCAAGAAGAATCAACCAAAGAAGAAGAAAAAAAATTTATTATAAAAATAGGGAAACAAAAATCAGCTTACGACGAACTTTCCAAGGGGCAAAGAAAGAAAATTGATAATTTAGTGAAGATAGGAAAAAAATGGGAGGTAAAATACAAAGAAGAGCTTAAAAGCTTATTTAGTAAAATGCAAAGGACGGCGTTGGCTGGATTTAGTGAAAAAAAAGCGGTTCAAAAAGCAAGTGATGATTTATTTTCTGAATTAAAAAAATACGCAAATAAATACTTTGGAATATTTTTACCGATTAATAAAAGCATATTTAATTTAATTGGTAAGGACGCTTTTGACGAGCTTGATTTGGATGCTGATTTTGATGAAAGCAAAGAAAGAATTGGAAAATATTTGGATAAAATGACAAAAAAAGCGGGGGATGTGATCACTGACGAAACGATTGAGAAATTAAGCGGGAAAGTGGCTGTCAAAATTGAGGAGGGAGCGGCGATAAGCGAAATTAGAGAAGTTATAAAAGAATATTTTGTTTATGCCTCTACAGCCCGAGCAGACAGGATAGCTAGGAGTGAAGTTTTTAGAACTTTGAATGCCGGCAAGCAGGAGGCTTGGAGACAGTCAGGAGTCGTTTCTAAGAAAAAATGGATTACTTTAAAAGACGAATTGACTTGCCCTTTTTGCAAGCCGATGGACGGTAAAACAATCGGATTAGCTAATAACTTTTTTAATAAAAACGATATACAGACAGGCGACAACGGAAAAGAAATGCACCACGATTATATGACGATTGAGCACCCGCCTTTACATGCTAATTGCCGATGTACGGTTGTGCCGATTTTAAGTAAAAAATCTATTGAGAAAACAGAAGAGAAAAAACAGGACATTGATAAAATCGTATCGGAAAAAGTTAAAAAAGAAGTTAATGAAATAAATAAAAAAATTGATCAAATAATTTATGAATGAAGACAAACTGAAAAAAATTAAAAAAGTTCTTGGGGGAGAAATAAATAAAATCGACCAGCTGGACAAGAGTCGGACGATTGAATTTAAAAAATCTTTCGGTAAGCTAGTTGATAATCTTTTTGAGGCTAATGAATCAAAACGAAGTATTGAAGTTAATTTTCCTAACGAAGTAAAGGTGAGTAATTTTCCTAAACAAAAAGAAATTGAAATACCCGAATATCCGGAAGAAATAAAAATCAATAATTTTGATGAATTAGCGGACAAAATGCCTAAAATCAAGGAAGTGGGGGTAATAGAGCCGAAATGGTACAAAGGCTTTAGCTTAAGGGCGCTAGAAGGTAAATTAGAGGGTTTATTGTCGGCTTTGATTGTAAAAATCAGCAATCTTGTTTACAGGGTTGATTTAAGTAAGCACAGGGATCCTGACAAAGCTATTTCAGTGATGCTGGTGGATAAAAACGGGCGGTATGTTAATCCCGGAGGAAAAGGCGGAGTGGCAATCGCTCCTGCCGGAGGATCAGGCGGAGGAGAAGCAAGTGAGTTTGACGTTGTTAATGTGAGCCTGCCTACGGCCAATACTGAAGTTGAATATACGCTCCCAAAAAAGACGAGGCAGTTTTTTGTAAAATTAAGATCGCAGAGCGTAAAACTGGAGATAAGAAAAGCAAGCGGTGGAGATTATTTTACTGTTGCCCAGAATGGTTGGCTTAGCCCCGCTAATTTAAGATTAATTGATCAAACTTTAATTTTAAAAACATCTTCCGCTTCACAGGTAGCGGAAATAATGATCTATAAATAATATGCGTAAACTTTTAATTGCATTTTTAATTTTAGGAGGTATTTCTTTCGGAGCTTTGGCTTTTGCTCAATCTTTTCCGATTTGGTTTCCGAATGATAACAGCGATGCCCAGCTGGTGGATGAGTGGGGAGTTGACATGCAGAATCAGGATATTATCAATATCGGCAATTTGGGAAGCGCGATTGATAAGATTGGCAATGTTTGGGGGACTAACGTGCATGCCGATTATCTTGATATTGCTTTTGGTACGACTAATTTGGGATTAATTATTCGGAATGATTTTTCAGGAACTCCTAATCCGGCTGATGATATGTATTTAACTTTTAACAGGGGAACTGAAGTTGATGCCGGGCTTTTGTGGGATGAGGGGGAGGATTGGCTTTATATGGCTCATCCTGACGGCTTTAGAGCGGGAATAGCCACATCATCGCTTTTCTATCTTTCTGACGGTTTAGCTAATAAGTTAGTTGTTGACGAAAACGGGTACGTAGGGATTGGTCAAAACGTAACCGAAGCGGCTATTGACGCGCTTGCTGGTTCAGGTGATTTATTGCGATTATCCAACGGCTCAAATCGGCTTGTGACGGTGCTGAATAATGGAAATATGGGTATTGGCTCATCTTCGCCCGAATATAAGCTCACAGTGGACGGTACGGTCAATGCAAGCGCCTTTTATGATGATGGAGTGCCGTTTTTAAGCTCTCAATGGACAACAAGCGGATCTAATATTTATTATACAACTGGGTCTGTCGGCATCGGGACGACGGAGCCGGGGGCGAAGTTAGATATTGATGTTGGTGTAAGTGGAACAAATCTTAACTTGCAGAGAGATGGTTATATAGATGCATCATTTTCTTTAACAAATGTTGGGGGTAGCGGGGATTTAGCATTAGTTACTAATGCTAATGCTTATGATTGGAAAATAGGTGGGACTTCTGGGAAAATGGTAATGTTAAACAACGGCAACGTCGGCATCGGCACAACAGGGCCAACGATAGCCTTGCATGTTATAGGTATTCCAGACGGTGATTCTGCTGTTGCTGGCATATTCTCCAATACATCATACGGGTCTGGTGTGGGTGGA